TAGTACAAGCAGAATAATCGGCTGTAGTACGGGTAGAAAACGCAGTATCCCACGATTGTATGATATATTCACACTCTGGTGGGGTAGGTTTGTCCCATTCCTGCCACCATTTGTCTTTAATGATGCCACCTTCCTCATTTGTAGGTGCTTGCATGTATAATGCATCAAATTTAAAAGCAGGTGTGTTGTTTTTAGTACGAATAAGCTCTTCAGTAGTCCAACAGAACCCATCTTTCTGGTCAGATGCAGGCCAAAAGGACTCACCACGTTTAACTTTAGGGTATTCTTCAGTTAGATACCCTTGATTTATGAGATCATCCCTGCCTTTTTTAAGCTTTTTACTAGATTCTGTAGTATTTAGGGCAGGAATACTAACAACAGACCACTTATCTGCCATAACTCCGCTGTCTTCAGCCTTTAAAAGGTGACCAGCTAGATCATTTTCATGCCATCTAGTCATCACTAGCACGATTTTACCACCAGGCATAAGCCTTGTACGTAGTCCTGAGGCGTACCAGTTATTCAAATGTTCTCTTCGAGTCTTTGAATAAGCATCTTGCTCGGATATAGGGTCATCAATTATAGCTAGATGGGCACCAAAACCTGCAATACCAGAACCAGAACCGGCCGCGAGAAACGAGCCAGCTTGATTCTTGTTGTGTTCTAATGCCCAGCTGTTTGCCGAGCGATTATCTTTACGAATATTTATTTTAGGAAAGATCGTTTGATATGCAGTTGAAGTTATGATATCACGAATCGATCTACCGAAACGAGTTGCAAGGTCATCACTGTGAGATACAGCTATTTCTTGCCAATATGGATTACGACCTAAGGCCCAGGCCGGAAAGTATGTAGAAGTAATTAAAGATTTAGAAGCACGAGGCGAAATAAAAATCATGAGACGATCTATATCGTTCTTCTCAAGTTTCATTAGTTCATCACACAAGACTCGGTGATGCGGGCCTACACTGAAGCCAGGATTCATCAACATAATAAACGCAAGCAAATCATCACGTGCGGTTAGTATGGCTAATCTGGTGGCTGCGTCTCTATCTTCCTTCGACAATGACATACGCATGGTGCCCCCATAAAGCTAGATATTTTGCAAAATCAGCTAATGGTTTAGATGGATCATATTTATCTAATCCAGGTGTTAACATTTTTCCTTGGTGTCTCATAAGTACTCCTATACTTTTGGTTTAGTTTTGCCGGTCTTTGGATCACACCCCAACTGTTCCCAAAACTCATCTAGAGGATTGGGCGGCTCTTCTTTAGGGGGAGGGGGTTTTTGTTTAGCCAAATAAATTTAATTATTAATCACCAGAATATCCTGCGCCAGATTTTTTAGATTCGATTATCTTTTTCTTTAAAGCATCTGGTAGAGTTTTTTGTTTTTTAGTTAGCATAGGCTGTTTACCTTTTTGCATTTTGCTTATTGCTGAATCTGGCATTATAGTGGATCTCTTCCTTTTTTAGATTTTTCCGCATGATCGGCATAAGCTTGTCTAACTTGATCTTGATAATGTTGAACATTAGCTTCTTCAGTTGTCATTCTTTTACCGTTGTGGGTAACTATATTTTTGTCTAATTTTTTCTTTTTCTTTGGGCCTGTCATTATGTGTATATGCTCCCTGGTTTTTTCTTTTTAAAAGGATTAGCAGGTTTACTTGGTTTAGCAGGTTTACTTGGTGAAGCTACTGCTGAGTTATTTTTTTTAGTTAAGCCTTTAGCTTTTTTCTTGCCTGCAACTTGTGCCATGTTAGGTTTGTAAGTTGGAGTAGGTCCAGTAACTTTTCTTATGTTAGGTTTTTTTGGGGTAAGTTTTTTTCTGTTTCTTCCAGATCCAGGACTAGCCATCCCGCCTGTTGGCTTCTTTTTCTTGGGCTTTACAAAACCTGGTTTTATTGGTCGACCAGGAATTGGCTCCCTTAATTTTTTATCTACTGGCATGTTAATCTCCTGAATATCCTGCGCCGGATTTTTTGGGCATAAGTTTTTGTAAAAATTTAGGCAGTGGTTTTGTATAAGGACGACCGTAAAGATTTTTGTCTTCCATCATTTTTTTCATTTCTTCTTTGGAAGGCTTAGGGCGTTTTGGAACGCCTGGCATTGATTTCATGTTTGTCATGTTATTTAGCTTTTAACCTTTTTTAAGGCATCTCTTAATTTTTTTGCCATTTCACCATAAGGATCTAATTCTTTTGGAATTTGTGTAGGATATGGAGATGTTGCTTTAAATCTACCACTATCTGCCATTTGTTGACCGGTTTTTCCGTCTTGTTCTTTTGGTATGTTTGTTTTACTGTTTTTAATTGCCATGTTATTTTCCTTTTACTATTTTTAATTTTGGGGCGGCTATTTTTTGTAAGCGCTCCACATCACGTTGGATATCCTCATCACTGTTACCAGTGGCAAATGCATTTGTAATCTCCGTGATGTTTTTATCTGTCCATAAAGCCTGGTGTTTACCAAGAAGCTCTAGGGAACGGATGGCAGCATTATAATCGCCCTCTTGTTCTGTTCTTTCAGCGATACGTATAAGCCTGCGCAATATATCATCCGCCTCAATCTTCGTACGTTTCATTGAGTCAGCCTTTAGTTCAGATATTCGCGATGCTATGCCCGCATGCCTCAAAAAAGTATAAGCATTCTTTTTTGCATGCTGAGGTAGATAGCCAGCACGAACCGCCGCTTGAACAGCGTTAAGATCTTTAATGAATTCTTGACAGAAAAGTTCTTGTTTGCCGGTCAACGGTTTAAGTGCATCTGTGTTATCTTCGACCATATGTGAATTATACAATAATAAAGGTTGCAATGCAAGAGGCGTTAAGATATAATGTTGGTGTGGCACGCAATGTGTCACGTCTCCTGTACGGGGGAGGATCACATGGGCATCTTATATACACACTCTCACTCTCTGAAGATGCTTCCTCCCCCACTTAGTTAGGGGGGCCGCACGTCTTTTGAAAAAAAGTTCAAAATTTGCTAAAATTTTTTTACACGCATTAGTATATAGCACAGCACTGTAAATTTTTGGGGTGGGGGGTCGACCAACATACCCCGCCCCCTCTGGAACAAAGGGTGAACAAATTGTGTTTGAAATAAGGCACACCTCACTAGGTCGCCTATGAGAACAAACCATGAACATCTGACCACGAATTTTTATTTTCCTACCGCCATAATTCTGCCACAATTGTATGATAACGCAAGGGTATGCAAGGAACAAAAGGTGAACAAAGACTTGTAATATTCTGTAATATTATTTGATTAGACATTTTTAAATTACTCCTCTATTTTACAGCATCTCCTAGAGATACCTAGTTTAGAATCGTTCCAAACTAGAATTTAAATAAAGGAAAATAAATAATGAGCAATATAAAAATCAGTTCAGTTTATAGAGTTCCATATGTCAATAGATATATTGAGCAACCTAAACAATACAGGAAACCTCAAGCCCCTGTCTACAACAGCCTGTCCAAGATGTACGAAGCATTAGAGGGTCAGTCTACCATAGTGACCCGCATGGTGTTAGATTGGAGTAAGGCTACCACTAAAAGAGATAAGAAACGCCTAGCGAATTATCTACGCAAAGAATTCAACTTTAATGTCAGTGAGGTAGTATAATGAATGACCCACTAGAAACATTACTAGATGAATTTGATAGTTATGATTATGATGAATTGCTATCCGATACCAACTACAATAATTCACATTTAACCAATCAAGATCAACCAAGCGAGGACGAATAAATGAATAAAATCAGATCAGAAGTAGATAAACGACAAGCTAAATCTAGCTATGAAAATTTATTGAAGGCTAGATATGAGCAATTCAAAAATAGGTATGTTCCAATATGTGAACGACCAAACGAAAATCCACTAGATAACTTTCATAAAGGGCTTCAATAATGATTAAATCAAATACTTATAATGTACTAAGAACATTTAATAAAGTGTTGACTGAAAAACAAATGTTCGAGGAATTCGACATACCGCAAACGAGAAAATGGTTAAAAGATTTTTATAAAATCTACCGAGATTCTAGAAAAGTTTTTAATCATAGAACGAGAATATGGTGTGATGAAAGAATGGAATATCCATTATTTTCTGATGAATTTGATGGGAAAAATTCTGTTGATTATCTCTTAGTTAAAAATCTGACAGTCAATAGAATGACTTATGAGGATTGGCAACAATTCAAAAATAATCTATCAGCTATGACTACTAAATTATATTATATCAACAAATTTTCTTCTGATAGTTGGATTTTTATCAATGATGAAATAGAAAAATTCAGAGGATTTACTGACGATTTCATCAATTATGCTGATGAAGTAAATTAATAAAATAATTCTTGACAATTTTTATAACCTGCTATATATAAGCGATTGTATATAGCAAGATGTAAAAATAATTTTATATCATAACCAATGGAGATAAATTACTATGTTTAATAATAATACTTATCAAATACTAAGATTGTATAATTCAGAGATTTACAGTTCTTATATATTCAGAAATGATTATAGAGCTAAGGCTGTATTGCTTAAATTATATAAAGCCTATAATCAAGCTAGAAGAAATCCCGATATAGATAACCCCACAGAAATTTTTGATTGGGATTTTGTCTATGACATAGCTAGTGATTTTGAATACAATGACTGGCATAAAATTCACAACAGAATTAATAATGTATCTTATCT